ATGTTCACGACCTTTTGGGGCATACTCCATATGGCATTTGCCCAGCTTTCTGTGTTCCAGAAGGCCGGCATTTTGCCAACACTGAATATTTCTCGCGGTAAGTACATGGGCCTCTGCTCATATCTTACCCCGAGACATACGTCTTGCATAGCCGAGGCAACGGAGAAGAGGTGACCCTCTTCTCCTTGCTCGGCATATTGCTGATCTTTACCGAGTAGGGTTACTTTTCCTGTAATATCGGAAGAGTAGTCCCCTCGGTCTTTCTTGGTATCTATAACTAAACGCATCTTTGGATGGTCTAGGTATGGAAGGTATCGATTGTCTTTCAGTTTCGACGCTGTTCTTACAGTGTTGAACCGATCGACCGGTATATGGAAGACTTCCTCGCAATAAGTACCCCAGGTACTTGTCACGAAGGTGTCTAGCGGAGACAGGCGGTAGCCGAGTTGTACAGTCGCACGATTGTACTCCTCGAACCACTTGTCGCACATTTCGTCCGTGTCGGCGGCGGCGATGATAACAGTGTCATCACCGTTGCCGGCATGGACTATCTTGACCCCCGGCATTCTGCGATGCGCGTACGCTTCGCAGATTGGGTGGGCTAAAGAAATGTTTGTCTTGGTCAGCGGATCTCCCATGGGAATTCCGTTGACCATTTGACACACGTATTTACCCTTAACGTATAGGTCCTTGCAACCGGGCCATATACAGTTTAGGGTGTCTCGTAGCTCCTTGCTTAGTCGCATCTTGTCTAATAGACGAGATGTGACAGCATGAGCGCTTTTGTGGGGAGGAATATCAGTGGCCTTTTCCCAGTCCACTGACATTATCCTCTTCTTCTTTTCGAATAGGACGTGCCCATCAACGGGGTCGAGGTGATCGACTCTGCTGATGAAGGCCCATCCTAGTCTTCCAGCCGATAGCCCCTGTCTAAGACTCTTCTGAGTCTTGATAGCGGCTATCGTCATATGAGAGAAGGGTTGCAAGAATGCGTCTTTGTAAAAAGACCCACTCGTGACAACCCGACATTTTCCATTTTCTCTAATGGCGGCGACATTCGTTTTGAATATCGCCTCATCAGAGGAATTGATCATCGCTTTCGCTTTATTGAATGCCCAGGTGCCCAACTGGCCACCTGGATTCGTAGGCGAAAACTTCGGTAGTGAGGGGCGGTCTGGGCATCTTTTAAGATACCCAAACTTTCCCTCATTTCGTTTGTTATTCTCAGTACACGCACTAGTAGACATACTAATGCGGAACTGAGGATTACCTCCGACAGCCCCGGAAACCACCCCGTCGAGAACCCAGTCAATGGATTCCACGAGGTCGTTATCGGGATTAAATTGTTTGACAGTTGTCACTTCATCAAGGAATCCTTGTAAAGTGGCGTCTGCCATCTTTTGGTTGGCCAAACCTGTTGATCGAGTCTGTGTGAATACACAGACTCGAAACATGTTGGCCTTGCTTTGTACGCCTGCTGTCTGGTTGTAGTGGTTAACCACTGCCTCCAGCCAGGAGTGCGAACGTTGTTCTGATTCCGTCAACTCGACCTTCTCTCCCAAGAAGGCCGCTTTGCGGAGTCGCTTTTTGAACCCCTTCAGACGCGCTAGTTGCCCAGCGTAGTCTTGAAGGCCGTTCGATATCAATGAGCACATGATCCTGTCCGCCTCTGCATAGGGGCGGGCAGGATCATTGCAAAATATTTCCGGA